GATGAAATCCTCATTTTCTTCAAGAGTCCTATAAGTTTCTGTTGAGTATAACCAATCAACATTAACATCCATTGCTCCGTCAGATACTTCTAATTTTAACCCATCAATGAGTAAACCGAATAATGCTAATTTGAGTTCATCGTACATTGCAATTCCAGAGAAACTAGGTAACTCATGGTTTTCTCCTCCCCAAAATTCATGTATATGTAAATCATCCTCTCCAGTAGTATGTAAGTAATGATCAAGGAATCCATACAAGTAATAGGTTAATCTTTGAAGGTCTACTTTTGCACTTGTAGATCCATTAGGTTTGGCTGCTCCAGCCCAGAAAATTTCATCGGTTCTACCTCCACCATCATCTGTTTCTACTTCATCTCCTAATTCAAAATTTACTTCAGGCATTTTTTGAAACCAGTCAATATTTACATCATCGACTGGTTGTACTTCACTAATATAATCGTCTTCAACGGTTAATCCGAATCCACGTGCCATTTTATTTCACCTTTAATAATAGTTTTATTTTTTTAACAATCATTTTCCCAATCAACATCAAATAAAAAGTCTAGGATTAAACCTGTGACTGGGATTTTATCTCTTTTCTTTTCAACATTAATTTCTCCAACAGGAAGTAATGAATTGAACTTTACATTATGAATAATTCTATCTTCAAATTTTTCATATTGGAGTCTGCGATAATTTTTTTTAATAGTTATTGCTACATTTCCAGCTAATTTTTTTGCTAATTTTTCAGCAGTTTCAGGGTCGGGGTCGTATTCAATACAGACAAATTCTATTGTATATTTCAATGTTAATTCTTGACTTAAGTTATCATCACTAGCAGCAGTGATTGGGTGTTGTATGATCCATATTCCTGGTGTGTCTACGCCATATTCGTTGTTGTATATAGTGATGACATCATTTACGTTTTCTAGTAGTCCGTTTTCTTGTCTTTCATGTTCAATACAATCTTGGACTATTTCAAAAATATTGTCTATTCTTTCATATATATTCAATTTAGAACCTCCCTTACTGCTTTAATGAATAAGTTTCCGAGTTTACCTTCGACTTCAGCTATGCTTCTTTCCACGATTTTTTGAGGTTTTTGTCCTCTTATCATTCTAGTATATACCATTTGCCCACCTACTTGGAATGCCATAGGTTTGCCTATGTGTTTACTGTAGATAGGTGTGTTATAAGGCCCGTAAACACCAGTACCATCATTTACAAATGTTACATAATGGGCTGGTGATTTAATTTTTACTTCCTCTCCTGAAGTATAATCAAATACAAACCAACCTTTAAGCAGACCATGGTCTACAGGACTGTTTTTTTGCAATCGATTAATCATGTACTGACTAGCTAAATTCAATCCTTTTTCTTTTATTTTTGGGATTTTTTCATTTAAGTTAGTTAAGTGTGATTTATCGATTGTTATTCTAACAGTCACCATTTTTTAATCACTCTCCAGTTATTGCGTAGAATGATACTTTGTCGCTTTTGTATGATGATTTTTCTTTGATAAATGGAGTTAAATCTTCTTTTAAATCTTCAGTGAATATTTTTGAAGATGAGACACGTGTGCCCCAGTCTGTTACTATTGTTCGGGGTGTGTCTCTTCTTTCTATAGCTAATGAAATCATGTTTGCTGTGAGTCTTAAGCATACATTTTGTACTGCATCGGGAACGTTATCATTTTTGAATTGATTGTTAGTGTATGATTTAATCATATCTTCAGATTGAGAAATCCACTTTTCAAGAATTTCATCTAATTTACTGTCATCTTCTGCTGATAATTTTAAATGTTTAGGTTGAATACCCGTAAATTGTTTTACATCATCTACATCAATCCACATAAAAAAATCATACTCCTTAATTATTCATCATCAACAAATTTAATGTAAACTCCGGCAGCCCTCAACTCTTCATTAGCTATGACATACAATGGATAAATAGTTCCATTAATTGCAGATGAATCAACATAGAATTTTTGACCTACCAAAGCAGAATTAACCGCTTCAGTTATTATAATTTGGATACAATTATCTTTTGTTTCTCCAGTTGGTTCGACAACTCCACTGTTCATTTGGTTATTTCCTTCTGAATCACTATAAAATTCAAAATTTCTTGTAACTGGAGTTTCAGGTTCGGGTTCTGGAGTAGTATCCTCAGAATTTAATGTATCAGCAAGATAATTCCATCTATCAGATTCGCTTCTGCGGAGGTGTGGTCCTAACTGATGCCATTTTTTTAAACCTTCAATAAACTCAGCAAGATAATTCCATCTATCAGATTCGCTTCTGCGGAGGTGAGGCCCTAACTGATGCCATTTTTTAAGACCATCTACCTCACCAGCAAGATAATTCCATCTTTTATAGAAGCTTCTGCGTAATTCAACGGATAATTCATGCCATTTTTTTAAAGCCATACAAAATCACATTTTTATACTTTGGCTTCGTCTTGGATTACATCCATTTCACTTAAATCTAATTGAGCAGTAGTGAAACTGGAATTCCATTCAAGACTTACATCACATCTAGTTCTGAAATAGAACTCAGTTCTTTCTAATTCCGGTAAACGTTTAGGTTCCATTTTAACATCTTTATAAACACCCCATTTCCAAAGGTCTGGAGTACCCCCAACAACAGGAGCATAATTGAGAATTTCTCTTGCTTCCTCATCATCCAATATTGGAGAGTATTTAATAGGATATTTTTTATACATTAAAGGAGCATCACCAGTTTGCATCTGGTCACCTAATTGGGTATTACGTGATTTTAAAAGGTTCCTGTATGCATCTTCAACCTCATAAGGAACATAAATAGCAAATCTACTCATTAATTTGGATTGTCTGATACGTGGAGGAACATTACGGATAATACTATCAAATAATGCTTCAATAGTATCTTCATGCACATTGAAATCAACTGCATTACCAGAAGCTTTTTCACTGGATTTAAGTGTTTTAGTGGATTGTTTAATCCAACCGTCATAAGTATGATATAAAGGTTGATCAGTATAATCAAGACTAGTATCACCATATACTGCGATAGCTTCTAAATCCTCACCAATTTTATCACCCATCATAGATAATAAAGTGGTCTGGAATTGTTCACCTTCAATGTTGTCTTCTAAATCATCGTCATCAATGAATGTTTTTGCTCTTAATTTGTGAGCGGTTAATTCGGATTTACCAAATCCAATTACAGCAGGATTTAAGTTAGCATTAGTTTGTCTAGAATCTTCCATGTAACCATCTTGTAATACTCTGCCTTCTATGAGTGTTCCAGTAGTGATTACATTTTCACGGTTCATTTTTTTGTATGCTGCATCTTTCAAGATTGATGTGTTGAATTCAACATCTCTCATGAATTGGTTAAATTGTTCACGGTCTAAGATTCCACCATATTCAGCCATGTCTTCACGCATGGATTTACTTGCACCTGTAGTGTTACGAGCAGTGATTGCTTTTAAAATTGCATTCATATCTACCATTTTATCACCTTAAATTGTTTTTGCAGTTCCATCTGGGTTTCTACCCATTGCTTTGTAAGTGCTAATTTCTTCTTTAGGAGTTGGATCACCATTATTGTGTAATGGTCTGCTTTTACTAGCTCCTTTCTTTTTCTTTACGGGAGGTTTGGTTTCACCCTCACCTTCTTCCTCTTCCTCGTCTTCAGGATTTTCAGGAGGTTTGGTTTCACCGTTATTAGGATTAGGTTTGTTTTCACCTTCGCCTTCCTCCTCTTCCTCTTCCTCTTCATTCTTTCCTTTAGATTTACTGGAACCCACTGGTTTTAAAACTTCTTTTAATGTTTTAGTGAAGTTCTCTTCCATTGATTTTAAAGAAGATTCAAATTTCTCTTCCATACCATCAATTTTTTCATCCAATTCATCAACTTGACTCTTAAGTGCGGAAACTTCAGCTTCCTCACTCATTCCCAAAGCATTTAAAACTCTAGCTTTCATTTTCTTAGTGTCATCAGACATATTTTCACCTAAAATATCATGTTTGCAAAACTTACTATGATGCTGACATGGTTTACGAGTTAAACTAACAGACAGGACAACAGGATCCACCACATCTTTTATCAAACCATCAATACTATGACTTTTACACGCACCCATAAACTCAGAATAAGTAAGAATTCGACTTTTCAAAGCTGAAATCAACCTATCAGCTACTTCACGATTCTTAACTGTTGGACTATAACCATTATATCCACCATCCAAAGCAGTCTGCACCGCTACAGGATCAGTGATACGGGTAGATAACATCCATGTACCTTTAGGGTAACTTTTCTTAGAACCGTTAAGTAAAGTTAAATCAGTGTCTTTTTCAAGAATAAAAGATTCTACCGGTTTTCCAATGGTATGGCCAGTGAACTCGAATTTGTGTTCATCATCACTCAAATGGTAGTCATGGTAAGTTTTTTCAAAATTTTTTATTTGTTCGACTGTTAAAGGAGGTTCACCACGGCTAAAGTCACAGTCTGGAATACCAGGTATCATGACTGGAGCAGTGAGTATTACTGAACCGTCCTTTTCCTGGGTTATTACATTCCTTTTGATAGTAACGACTCCTCCCTTTTAAAAAAGATAGTTTTATGGA